ATCACAGGTCAAAAAGAAGGTCCTACGGACTGGTTAACACCAATGGTTACTGGTACTACTTTCTTAAGTAGTAACTATTATTATCTCTATGAGTATACTCTAATGGCTAAATCTGTACCTTCTGTCTCTCTCCTACGGAGGAACCATAGACAAGGTATTAAAGATACATCAGAGTGGTTCTGGTGTCATAATCATGTATTCTGTAGTAAGAATAATCTAATAAAGGAGTTATATGTTGAATAACGTTATTGGTCCCATTGATGCAGATAGTTGGTATTTTATGCGTCAACTACGGGAGAGTACAAAAGATTGCTTGAACCGTAACCCGGAAAAGTATAAGCTAGCTATTACAGCTTATAGAGATTTATATAAGAAAGAATTAAAACAGTGGGTGTAAGATTACAGAAACAAGCCTTCGGTCTGTTTAAGAAAGAAGGCTGGGTTTGTTATTACTGGTTCATTGACTGGTGGCATTGGTCTCTAGGGATTAACATTTATCCCTTGGCACCGAATATAGAAATCCATCTACCATTTGGTTTTATTCGTATGGGTAAACAGGATAAGTGGATGGTCATTAAGGGAAAATCAATTTGAGAGTATTAGTTTGTGGTAGTAGACACTTTAATGATATTAATTTGATGTCTTCTGTCTTAACAGAATTGAGAGAAGAACGTGAAGAGTTCAGTACCATTATCCACGGAGCAGCGCGAGGAGCTGATACTCTGGCTGGACAATACGCTCAGAGACACAGCATCGATGTCCGAGCTTTCCCTGCTAAGTGGAAGGAGCACGGAAAAGCTGCGGGTCCTATTCGAAACAAGCTTATGTTATCTGAAGGAAAACCAGATTTAGTTATTGCTTTCATGTATCCAGATAGCCGTGGTACCAAGAATATGGTAGAACAGGCACAGAAAGCTGGTATAGAAACAAAGGTTATTCATTGCGCGTAGTAATTGACATAGAGGCTAATTCTTTAGTCAATCCCACTAAGATCTGGTGTATCGTCTGTAAGGACATAGACACCGGTATACTCAAGGTATTTAGAAATGTCACAGAGACCGAGTTGGGCAGCGGACGACAGGATTTCTTTGAATTTGCTAAAGGCGTTCACCTTTGGATTGGGCACAATATTCTTGGGTATGATTACCCTGTGCTTCACTCTCTTCTGGGTTTTACTGTTACCGATATTACTGCCTTTATTGATACTCTCGTCATTTCTAAAATGGTCGACTATTCCCGCAAAGGTCATTCTGTGGAGAATTATGGCGAGGAATTTGGATTATCGAAGATTAGCTTTTCAGACTTTAAGCGATACAGTCAAGAACTTGAAGACTACTGTATTAGGGATGTGGAGATAACACATAAAATCTATGACAAATATAGACGCTTCATTAATAATCCAAACTATGACAATGCTGTTCGTCTTGAGCACGACTTTCAGCTTATTGGCAATCAACTTACGGCTAATGGTTTTGCTTTCAACAGTCGAAAAGCTACAAAGCTCCTTGAAAAAGTTTCCGAAGAATTAGATACATTAGACAAGGATATCTTAGATGCATTCCCACCGCGATGCGTTGTGGAGCGAACTTTCGTACCGAGAGCTACTCTTCACGGCACCATTTCTAAAACATCTGTACCAAGACGGTTGCATAGCCAAATCCACTTATATGAGATTGGTAAGGAATATCAACTTACGCGCCAAGAAGAATTTAATCCAAGCTCACACAAACAATTAATTGAAGTATTACACGAAGCAGGTTGGCGTCCAATTGATAAAACGAAGACCCACGTAGAGAAGCTTCGGGAGCTAAACCAGCTCAAGAGGCAATCTAGAGGTCAAAGTACGCTTGGCGTAGGAGAACAACTTCTCTATACTGATCTGAGGAGGCTGGAGAAGTATGGTTGGAAGATCAACGAACAAAACCTAGCCACTCTCCCAAAGTCTGCTCCCCCCGCAGCTAAGCTCCTAGCGAAAAGAATACTCTTGGAAAGTCGTCGCCGTTCCCTAGAGGAATGGCTCGGCTTAGTTCAAGATGATGGCCGTATTCATGGAAAATTCATGGGTATCGGTGCTTGGACGCACCGGATGGCCCATCAGCAGCCTAATACCGCGAACATCCCGAATGAGTTTAGAGAGGATGGCTCGGTAAAGCTCCTCGGCAAGGAGATGCGTTCTTTGTGGTGTGCTCCGAAGAACCGTCTCCTTGTCGGGGTTGATGCTGAAGGAATTCAACTACGTATCTTTGCTCATTACATCAACGATGCGGAGTTTACCGATGCCCTCGTCAAAGGTCGCAAGGACAACAAGACAGATCCGCATTCGCTTAACCAGAGAGTTCTTGGTAGTGTGTGTCGTACGCGACAAGCGGCCAAGAGGTTCATCTACGCTCTCGTCCTTGGGGCTGGAATTGGAAAGCTTGCTGAGATATTGGGGTGCGATAACACGCAAGCCCAAAGTGCTCTTGATCGCCTACTTGAGCGATACACCGGGTTTGCTTATCTTAAGCAAGAAGTTATACCTAAAGACGCGAAGAAGGGATACTTCATCGGCGTGGACGGTCGTCCAGTTCGAATACCAGGAGAAACCGAAGGATCAAGACGTCATCTCTGTATGTCTGGGTACCTTCAGAATGGTGAAGCCATCGTTGTTAAACGAAGCGTAATAAAGACACTTGACAAGATATTAGAAGAGGAGTTAGATGCCATCTTAGTTAACGTAGTACATGACGAAGTAATATTTGAAGTATCCAACGATGTACGTAAGGCGGAGTACGTTAGAGATATATTCTGTCGTATGATTACAGCGGTTGGTGAAGAATATAAATTGAAATGTCCACTAGCCGGTGACGGTCACGTGGGACTTAATTGGTATGAGATACATTAGGAGTTACGAATGCCTAACTATGAAGTAGATTTTAGTTATAAAATTCAAGAGTGGGGAACTGCTACGCTGATGGCAGATGACAAGGAACACGCAGAGATTTTAGCTCTGGAGTATGTTCGAGATAATTATACCGATGCCTTTGGCATTGAGGTTGAGGAAGTAAAAGAGGTTAACATTGGCTAACGAATATGTATTCTTTCGTGGTAAGGTTAAGTGGTTTCGCCCAGAGCAGTTGAACGACTGGGGTAAGTGGTCCCACGTAATCTATCCAGATAACGAGTCCCTAGAGAAGATCAGAGAACTTCAAGCCGAAGGCGTGAAGAATGTCCTGAAGAAAGATGATGATGGATATTTTATCTCAATTGGACGAGCTTCATCGCTTAATCGACGAACTCCTGGAGCGGGAGTTAAGATTGTCGCGCTTACGCCTCCAGAGGTCATTGATAAAGACGGACACCCTGTACGCGGAGTGGCAGTTGGAAATGGAAGTGATGTTACGACTAAAGTTGAAGTGTATTCCCACGGAACACCCGGTGGTGGTAAAGCCAAAGCAATGCGATGGGTATCTTCCCGTATCGATAACTTAGTTCCCTATGAACCTGTGAAGGATGACTTCCCTCACGAAGTTAAAGCCAAGGAAGGGTTTGAGAAGGAACGCTCAGCAGCAGAGGATATGTTCTGATGGATGAGAAGCGGGACGCTGCATTTAAAGAGTGGCGTGCGAGTAAACTATTTATTCCTGGTATGTTTGAACCGGGAGATATTCAGTTAGTATTTAATGCAGGTTGGGAAGCTCGGGAACGTTCACTTACAATTGAGGATCTATGATGAATAATCTATTCTGGTTTGTAGTTGGTGGTGCGGTTGGTTGTCTATTAACTTATGGATTAATGAACTGCCATAACTTTGGTAATATTGTAACTTTCTGTATGCGATAACATTAGGTCATAGTGGACGTAAGAAGACCGGTAGGGGATCCCTGCCGGTTTTCTTGTTCCCAGACCACGGAGTAAAATCGCAGTCAGTAGTTCCAGTGCTGACGCCGAGCATCGATTGCGGCAGGCGAGCTGTCTACTCGCCAGTGGTTGGTGCTAGAGGAGTAGCGTACTCTCTCCGTCTCCTCCGCTCCTGTCCAAAGGTAGAGCTAGGAGTGCAGTACCCAGGGTTGATGAAACCCACCACGTACTGTATTAAACCTGTCTGGCCCCGTCATCAGGATTTAGACTGACGTTACAAACGGAACTAACCGTATCCGTGGGCAAGTTAGAAATCTACCCGCTAGCCGATGGTCCCCGGAGGGACCGGTAAATCAACAGTGCCAGACTGATCTCCTACGGTGGCCTCAGACAAAGAGGCTTGTTGAACCAACAGGGGGCTCGGTTGAGAGTAATAGCTGGCTGAGATCCAGGGAATGCTTGGTAGATCGCAGCTCCTAAGGCTGTAGGGCAACTAGAGAGCGTAGGTGTCAAGCCCACGTTGGGAGACCTATGCAGAAATGAAGACAGAGCAACGTACGTAGACCGGTGGCAGCCGATAACTGTCAGACCGGAGTCTCCTGTCTCGATGCTTCAAGAGTGCATGGGTATGTGATCCCCATGTAGTCGGTAAGCATATTCACCGATCCACCCTATGAATTCTTTCATCTACGGATGACTAGAAACAGGGATATGTCGGAAGAGAGGGAAGGTTCGAGTCCTTTCAAGGCGTGAATGCCTAGTAAGAGGTGCACACTCTCGACAGAGCTGACTGCTTCAGCATCTACGGCACAGAGGTTGCCGGGGCAGGCCGTTGGTACGGTGCTCCCCATCAGACACACAGAAGAGACGAGCCCCCTGAAAAGGTCCCGCACAATCTGGTGTCAACAAGCTGACCGTTGTCGCAGCCGACTGAGTGGTTCGAACCCACCCGGCAGCAATAGACATGAGGGTTCGAGTCCCTCCATCTGCGGATGCGCCCGGTACGTTCATCCCAATAGATGTGGCGAAATTGGAAAACGCGACGGCAAGACCAAAAGTCCTCGTAGGCTACCGCGATGCCGTAAACATCGTGTCTACGAAACTGGTAGCTGAATTGACCAGAGGCAAAGTGTTCACGAAGTAGGTCATAGCAGTGAGGCTGGATAATCCTCCCAATGGCCGAATACAGCAGGACTTCTAGTACGCTGAACCGCTCCACTCACATGGGTAGCCGGTCTAATAAACCACCACCGCTGGTGTTCGCACGAGACAGTTGCGAACCACGATTGTGTGTGATACAAGGACCAATGGCTTGTGTTCCGGAACGATCTCCATAAGACTGGATAGTGAAAAGCAGATAGAGCACAACCCGAACAGGTCTCATTAACCTGCGTAAGTTGTGTGATGAAATCACGCGGATGTGATCTCTTGAGTGCAACTCAACTACGGAGGCAGATATGAGCACAGTATCAACCCCCAACCGCATGTTCCGCATGGGCATACTGCCCCAAATGTGGGAACCTCCTTAACCGAGGTGGTCTCGGTTCTTACCTTACCTACGGTGTAAATAGCTACCAGCTAACCCTCTGAAGGTTAGACGCACGATCCTAGGTAGGATAGAAGAGACGATCCGGTGAGGAAGGTTAGCGCAGTGGCCTTAAGCCCGCCAAGCGGGAAGACTTGTGGTCCAGCGACCTTCCTCACGATGTCTGGAGAAAACAATGGGAACAATGTACGGAGTTAGATTAGAATATAACCCCTTCTGGGAGGAGAAGGAACACCAGGCATACATGTCTGAAGGTTCGCAACTTTATTGTGCTGGTTATGATGACGGTTATGCAGCCGGTTCTCAATACTTTGAACGTACGGGTAAAGAATTCGAACGACTAGAAAAAGAAAACGCCACTTTAAAAGGTTTATTGGCTGCTAATGTTAGGGTGATCAAACAAGAGATCATCAAGGAACAACAACAAGAAGAAAAGAAGGAGGCAGACAATGTCCAGCAAGAAGACTGTAATTCGTCGTCACCTTCGGCGTCAGCCTCGGGCGACGACTAACAACCTAGTTGACCTCTACTACTTCATCAAGGAACACGAGGCAGATGTCCGTGACTTGATCGAACAGGAAGAGCAGGAGAAGAAGAAGGCTGAAGATAAGAACAAGCAGCCGGATAGCTTCTTCACCAAGAAGTTTGGCTTTGGCCAACTCTTGTTCTGGCAACTGATCACCGGCCCATTCTTCGGACTGATTTGGTCCAAGATCTTGTGGCCGTATTTCCACTAACCTACGGGTACACGGACCTCTGAGTTCAATCCCGTCAATTGCAAATGAAATCTATTTATACTCTAGTACCTGATATTCAATATCTATTGACGCAAACTGGTTGGGTGTCATCGGAACTCCGTACCCAATTTGGGTCAGAAGTAGGCTTACGTCTAGCGGAACAATTCCAGTCCAATGCTGAAAAGCGAGGTTTGCGTCTTTCGCGCATGGGGCCACAGTGCCCCTGCGCTTTGTGGCATTCTGTTCACCATCCTGAATTGGCAGAACCTCTGCCACCATGGGCACAGTTCAAGTACAGCTTCGGACACATCATCGAGGCTCAAGCCATAATGATGGCTAGAGCTTCAGGACACCTAGTCACAGGAGAACAAGATGAAGTCTCTGTTGACGGCATCCTGGGACACCGTGACTGTGTCATTGACGGTTGCATTGTTGATGTTAAATCCGTTAACGGTCGTGGCTTTGAGAAGTGGAAGTCTAAGGCGGTGGAAGGTCTGGATGATTGGGGTTATCTCAGCCAACTTGACGCATATCTGTTGGGCTCTGCTGATGATCCACTTGTTACGGTAAAGGATCGTGGTTATATACTTGCAATCCACAAAGAACTAGGACATATGACGTGTTATGAACACAAGCTCCGAGCAGACTTCATTAAAGATAGAGTTAAACGCTATAAAGAAATCGTTGCGTTCGATAAGCCACCGACTTGTACTTGTCGAGTCGTCCCTGAAGGAAAGTCAGGCAACTATATCTTGGCTTACCCGGCTAACTATAGCCCCTACAAATTCTGCTGTTACCCCAACATTCGTACCTTCATATACGCTAGGGGGCCAGTCTACTTCACCCAAGTGATGAAGAGACCCAGGGATGCTACAGAAGTTGATAAGTTAGGACGGATAGTTTATAATGGTTGATAGAATTACAATTCAAAGAATTGCGAACGGCTTTATTACCGGTTCTGCTTGGGAACACTCCAAGGATCACACCTTGTACCACAAAGATATGGAAGATGTAGTCAAACATCTCGATACCGTGTGGGGTAAGAAAACCAAGGAATAGTTTATGGTGGTTGAAGGTAAGCAGTTAGCTATGATTGCTCTGGGAAAAGCCAAGGCAGTAGAGAAACTACTCAAGAATTTAGAACTAGAAGTTGAAGAAATTAAGAAACAAATTCGAGACCAAGATAGCCGCTCAACTGAAGCGGGCTAAAGTTAAGTTCTCCTACGAAAGTGAGAAGATCCCCTATGTCCTGGCAGGTCATTACATACCAGATTATGTTATTACCACATCTAGTGGTAAGATCTACATTGAAGCTAAGGGACATTTTCGTCCTGAAGCTAAACGGAAAATGGTTGCCGTCAAACGACAACACCCCGAACTAGATATCCGGATGGTGTTCTACCGCTACTCTGCTAAGTATGAGAAGTGGTCCATTAAGCACGGTTTCAAGTATGCCTGGGGAGTAATTCCACAGGAATGGTTAGAGGGTTTCTAGAATGTCAATTAGTGAAACAATCTACAGATGTCTCGGTTGTCATTTCATTTGGTATAAATGGGAACTGAGGAGTGGTAAGTGTCCCATGTGTGGTGACACGGTGGAGAGAAAGTAATGGAAATAAAAGCATATGACGATGGTTGGTGGAACGGATTATTCTGGGGTTTTGCAATCATGTTCTGTGTCTGTCTAGTGTTAGGATTGTTAGTACCCTGACTGACTACGAGCGTTATCTAGAGACCTACTCTCTAGAGGAAATACTTGAACTGAATGATTTTACGGAAGCTGAAGTATTGGAATACTTAGTTGAACAGAAGTTCATACAGTTACCGGGGATAAAGCCTTGCGATGTCTGACGGTTATATCTTAATTGAATGTAAAGGCTGCCGGATATGGTATTCCTGGAAGTTAGGAGACCCCATAGGTTGTCCCTATTGTGGTAAGAAATGAAGAAGAAACATCATCCACACAATCGCGCTGAACGATTAGCGCTGAAGAAAGAATATGAAGAACGTAAGCCCCGTAAAATTCGGGTTAAAGAATTCATCAGAGAGAAGGAAACTTCCGATGAACTCCAACAAGTGGCGCGAAGTTCAATTGACGCGACAGACCATCTTGGACTTAGTTGAGAGTCACTTGTACGCTATGCGCGGAATGTCGCGTAGAGAAGTAATTGAAATAGATATCCCGTCCCTTCTCCCAACGGAGATGGTAACGGTAAAATTAAAACTTAAGGAGGTTAGTAAGTCGGTAGACCAGTCCGGCGAAAGGTTAAATGCCGAGATGGCCCGCAAACCACAAGAAGAGAACTGATCGCAACTACTCAAAGGAGACTGCTTATGAAGCCAGTCCCGGTCAAGTTAAACGAAGAGAAGCACGAAACAAAGCACGTACTAAGGCGGAACGCGCTGGCCGCGTACGTAAAGGTGACGGAATGGAGCTTGACCATGTCGGGTTCCACAGGCGAGGTTCACTATCGCGTGTCCCAACTCGCGTGGTTAGTCGTCACGCGAACCGAATTCGTCAACCACCCCGTCATTAACCATCTATTGATGAAGTAATAAAATTTGGTTCTTTTGAACCCAAGAAAGGAAGAAGAAAATGAACGCAGAGATCAACACCGTTGAGGCCATTGAGGCCCAGCAGCTCGACCTCCCGGAAGAGCTTCGGCGTAATCCGGAGACCGGTGAGCCGGTCGACGTGATCCTGGTGCAGTCGGAAGACTCCGTCGGCACCGAAGACTAAGTACGTTCCCTTGAAATAACGTACAGCAGGAAGAGCGGGTGCCATGTCCCGACAGCGTACCCGCTCTTTTCCTTTGGAGATAGTTATGAAGTTAACTGAACGTCAACAACTCCGATACATTTGGAGCTATCATAAATCACAGGGTTATACAGAGAAGGATTTCTCAATGTGGCGAAGGTGGTTTGATAAACAGAGCTCTAGCTGCCAAGAAACAATAAGATTGAGCTATATGGAAAGTCAGATGAATATTTTAAGTGATTGCGTTCCCGCGAAAACAACTACGAGTTGTGAGGCAAGTCACAGACATAGTTTTGCCACATTTAAACCCGATAATATCTTCGGTTGTAAGAACGCAACCCCTGCACAGGTGCCAGCCAGTTTATCCATGTTCAAACAGGCAATCTGTACAGCGAAACAAGAAAAGGAATGTGCTATGAACTGCACCGAAACGCGTACCGAAGCCCAGGAGCAGAAGGATTACCTGATCCGTTCGCTCAATCAGGCCATCGACATCCAGCAGACCAATGCTGTCTATACCTTCAACCTCAATGGTCCCAAGATCAAGACGGTTGGGGACCTGAAGGCGGCGTTGGAGAATGGCTGGTTCCAAGTGAATGGTGACCGCAAGGATGACCAGAAGCTCTCGCAGTGGTGTTCGATCTTCGAATACCTGAAGCTCGAGGATCCCAAGAATCCTCGCAACGAGGAAGGCTACGAGGCTGCCTTGAAGCTGATCTCGAAGGATGCCGCGGACGTCAAGGACACGATCATCGTGCTCGGTCCCGAGAAGGGTTTGGAGGCGCTGAACGCTTTCAAGGCCAAGACTTATGCCTGAAGAGGCATCAAGGTTGTTCTGGGTATACCGAAATTAGGGATCACCACAGAATACTACGATCCCAATAGTCCATCCGATATGGAGACATTTGGTTTAAACAGCCAACCTCCATATTGTGTGTTCTCGGTTACTCCTGTAACCTTGTTTGAACGTCCCAATACCTAGTTGATCTAGCCGCCCGGACGGATGTGGGTGTAGGCGGTAGGTAGACCCACCAACTAGAAACGAAGATACCCCGGTTCCTCTTACGAGGGCCGGGGTATTTTTGTGCCTAAAATTCTAAATGAAGTTTATTTGTCTGGATTTATAATTAGTTTTAACTTCTTTTTTAACGCGTCTTTCGCTGCATCTTTATTTATTTTGTGAAGATGTTCCCATGCTTTATCCATGTATTCATCCACACCTTCATTTAATTTATTCTGACGTGCTTCATAGAGGAAATCCATTTTACCCTTAGCAGCTTGTACACGTTCAGGCGGATACGGTTTATCTCTATAAGATGGTGTCGTCTCATTTGTATAGAGCATGTGATCATAATCCATCTTTGCATTGATGTGGGCATCCTGTAATTCTTTCATAGACATCTTAGAAAAGTCTATATTTTGATTAGCAGCACCCATATTAGGATGATTGATTACATTACTCTCTGCATTGGCAGCGGTTTCTTTACCAGGAATGATCAGAGGATCTGCTTCATATTTGATACTCTCTAGGGGTCTCATCTCTCTGGCTCTAGGTTGTGTAGCTCTAGCACCAACTGCTCTAGCTTCTATCTCACCGGGATCTCTGTTATAGAGTACTCTAGAAATTGGATTACCCGTAGATGTTTTAGGATCTTGACTGATTACATCCTGTAGATTTGATAGACGTGCCACTTCTTCATCTGTTGCCCCCTTTCGAAAAATTCTGTTAGAGAGGAAGTTTAAAGCGGATTCTAAAGACGCTGTTGGAGAAGAACCTGTATAGAAACCTTCTTGTCTCTGAATTGCATGTTGTACTTCGTGCATTACAACTTCCAGCGGATGAATCGAAGGATTATCTAAAATCTTATCCATATTAATAGCAATAATCTGCTTTGTATCTGGAAGATCTTTTGCACCCATTGCACGTTCAAAAACGTTAGTTGGAACTCCGTGTAAATAAGCGCCTAAAGATTTTAAACTATTATCAATTTGAAGTTCTACGTTCTTTAATTCAGGATAAGCTCTGAATAATTCAGGATGTTTAATTGCTTCATCTAAATACATTCCATCGAAATGTTCTTTATCACCGATACTCTTAGCTGCACTATCAGCAAAGTTCTCTGTGAACTGTGCTTCGTGATCGGGAATCTCATAGCGCCACTTCTTATCCAAGCCTTGAAACCATCCAGTCTTGTCATAGATTTCAGAACTGGGATAACCCTTACGGTCTAATACCATGGCTGCTTCCAAAGCTTTAGTGTCAGCCGTTTTAGAAGAAGCGCCAGCAAAGGAACCTAAAGTACCGTCAGCTATCTTACCTGCCAGTGGTGCAGGGCCCATGACCAGGACACCAGCTAAATCGGCAGCTCTGCCAATACCTTCATCAGACATCGGATCTACTTTACCACCGACTACATCCCCCGGTAGTGTAAAGGCATTGATTAATTGATTAGCTACTTCAGGTGCTTTCTGGATTGCATTACCAATTGGATTGGTAAATGGTTCTGCTAATTCGGCAGACTTCTTCAGCAGAGCACCGGTTGCACCAGCATAATCAATACTAGTCTCTGGTGTAGAAGTATCTTTAGGTGCTGCTGTCGCAACACTATTTTCAGCCGTGATAGGTCGATTCAACGCAAGGTTGAACTCATCTTCAAACTGTTGACCATCTGAAGTGCCGATGGGCATTAACGATTTCCTAAAGCTCGAATCATTTGCCTGGGGTCTACACCAGCTGGGATATCAGTGGTCTGAATGCCCATGATCGGTCCATCATCACTCAGATTAATGCTCTTACGTGGAATACCTCTAGGAGCCCTAGAATTGACCACTGGTGCGTTTTGCTTGTTCTGGGCTACTACCCCAGTGGGCTGCCTCAACCAATCGCTCAGTGAGGCTCTCTGTGGCAATACGCCACTACTGGGGGCGTTCTCTTCATTATAGGGGAGGGCTTTATCAGTTATCTCCCCTTTAGTAGAAGGCTTAGCTGAAATGGGAACATCACGAGACTGCTTAACTGCTTCGCCTAGCATATTGACAATGTCACCGACGGGGCGTTTACCGGCGGTGGGATCGAAGCCACGTTGGACCAGCTGGTTGAGGACATAAGCGTCTGGGTCTTTGCCTTCAGACTTAGCAATAGCCGCCATAGATCGGAGACCAGAGTTCAATCCTTTGATGGTATCCTGGCCTTGGTTCCATCCGGCTATCTCACCACCCAACATACGCTGGTGGATGGTATCCAAACCTTTATCACCAAAGGGAAGTTTAGTTAGTTCAAATTGAGGAGGGTTATCGCCATTGGCAGGATGATACCGGATCTGAATGTTTTCACGATCTTGTAAGGGCTTTAGATCGTTAATCTGTTTAGAGAAGAGGGTTCTGCCGAAGGTCGTCTCGGCCCAATCTTTATAGTCATTCCACAGACCCTTACCGGGGTTCTGCTGATCCAGACGACGAATCTCCTTAGTCATATTGGGAGATGTCCAGTCGGAGAACAGCTCATACTTACCACGTATGGCACGTCCCTTGGAGTCGACACCAGAGTCCATGATCTTTCCGATGAAGTCTATATTACTGGGATCAAAGGCAGATCGGATTAGGGCAATCTTACCTGCGTCAGGAACCTTGGGATCCATTATTCGTAAGGGAAGATTGGTAATGTCGGCAAAAGCTTGTTTACCCTGGGGTGTGTCTCCAGCTACGCCAGCTTTCCTCATGGTATCGACAGAATCACCAATGGTATAAGGCGTATTGTCTGATTTCAGACCGGGAACACTAGATGTCCGCATATCAGGAGAGTTAGCCATATTCTTGAAGGTTTCATCAGCTAGCATCTTGTACATACCACTGTTGTAACCTTTAGACTGAAGTGCGGTCATAAACGAATTAGACACTTGATTACCAAAGGTTTTATTAGAAGCGGCAAGAACACGGTTCCACAGTCCAGTATCTTTATCTTGAAACATACCCATACCGGTATCTTCAGTGATTGCTTTGACACGGTTCATATTTGTGTACATTAAGCCCCATTCTTTATTACCAATCTGCGAGGCAATTTGGTCGAAGGGGACCATCTGATCTTCAATGAGTTTCTTCAGTTTATCTGCACCTCCCATACGTTCGACCATACCCGCTTGAACAGCGGAATTCCACATGGCCTGAGCAACGGCGGAACGTCGGGCCTGAAGAGACTGCATCATGCCGTGTGCTTGGTCATCGGTGATTTGGATTTCACCACTCATAGCTTTTCTAACCAGTTCGCCCATGTTCTTAGTAGTACCTAAGCCAGACTCAGCAGCAACTGTGGAGACGTAATTATCGATGACACTGGGACCAATATGGTTCAAGGCATTGGTAGCTTCACGCTCACTCATAGCCTGACCGGCAGCTTCAGTTTCATTAGTAGCCTTCATAACTTCAAGTTTATACTTGAAGAAATTACTTTTGTTCAAGAAAGACACAGCATCGGCTGGGTCCATCCTACCGTCACGGAGAGCTCGCCAATAGACATCGGCATTGGGAATGTTGGAGTTAGAGAGTTCGTTCATTACGTGTTGGGTAAGGGAACGGTTATTCATCAAATTGGAGTTGATATCGGAGATCAGAGACTTAACCACTGCATTGGCAGGGTTAACTCCAGTAACCTTCTCGAACTGTTGGTCGATGTATTCTTTGTACCCCGGGTATTGATTACGTAGATCCTTAGCCAGATTGTTCTGACGCATCCAGTAATCTGTTTCAGACAGTTTACCATTCATACGGGCAGCTAGAAGGGTAGACGCATCGTCGGAAGCACTGGCTACTGCCGTGGGAATGGGAGCATCCGCAGGCAATAGACTCATGGGAGCCCCGGAGGGTCCAGACGTAGGTGTATTAGAATCTCTCTGTCCACCACCTTCAGTAGAAGCATTGGTAGGGCTCTGGGGCAGAAGTTGTCCCGGGTGACCTATTTGAGAGAGCGGACTATTCTGCAGTTGTGCAGTGTAATAATCACGGGTAGCAGAAGCACGGTCATAGACAGTGTCATCGATGTTCTTCTTGACATAGGCATCGCCAGCACGGACAGCAGTACCGAAGATCTCTCCCGCATCGGAGAGCATCTTCCCTTCACCTTGCAGAGAAGCAGCCTGAGACTGGTAGTCATAGCCAACCTGTTTACCTGCATATTCAGCAGATTCACCAGAGAATTTACCAACCTCACCTTGGTAGACAGCAGACTTGTCTGACTCCGGTCTATCTATAGGATGGGAGTATCGACGGTAGTCTGGGTCATTCGTTTGGGGGACGTTAGGGTTGAACTGGGCCATTTAATTGTTTTCTTTCAGCTTGAATTTTCATGTAACTTTCCCAGGCATTTTGCATGGTTCCTTCCACATTAGAATTTGTGGTGACACCTAAAAGCTTATTCTTGGTGGGAACATTCTTATTATAGAAACTGTCTGGAACAGCCTCTACCAGAGGTCTCCACTCCCGATCTGCGGCAGCTTTCAAGGCTGGAAGCTTATCTCTTGGATATCCTACAGAAGCTAAGTAAGATTCAGCATTGTTATAGTGATCCAAAGATACTTCAGGATTATCCTTAGCTGTTAGGAGATGTTGTCTGTACTCTTCCTTGAACTTCTGCTCAGCCCATTTGAAATTCTCTTCTTCACCCTTTTTAATATCTCGATAGTCGTGAATATCGGCTACGCGTTGATCTTGAGTGCCCAATAGAGATTGGAGAGATGCTCTCAGAGGAGAAACATCATTTTCCATGATCTGCTTGTTAGAATTGACCCAGTTACCTGTGGCCAGAGCTATCTGTAGACGTCGGGTAGATTTAAAGGCAGTAGCCTCTTCCAGAGGTTTTAGGAAGTGCTCTTCTTTAAGTTTGAAGGGTTCTCCGCCACCCATTCGATAAGCCATGAACCTCTGAAAAGGAGACATAGCATCCCAGAAATTGAAAATGGTAGAACTGGACGCACCCAGGATAAACTTATACCAAGGTTGATCACCATTTTGATTTAGGTCGAATCCAGCGTTGCCGTAACGACCACCGAAATTCTGCCAAGATCCTGTGCGCATACGTTCAATTAAGTTCTGTCCAAAGTTTGGATCTTTACTAGTCCCCGATATCATTGCAGATATAGCGGCTGGAATACCGAAGGTTAGAACTGATTTCCACCAGTTATCTCCCACCACAAAACCATTACGCATCATATTCTGACGAATTATTTTTCCAACGGGGAAACCGGGAATATCATCTCCCAGAGGCATCATAGCGGCAGACATTGGAACACCGTATAACATTGCGTTATAGGCAACCAAGCGACCTTTCTCAATCGCTGTCAAACGATTGCTCATCAATACCTCGGCAGTTCTAATTTGATAAGACAAGAACTGAGAGGTTAACGACATAGGTCCTGTGTGAAGCATAGAAGCAGAAGCTCTGGACATATTATTGTTCAAGAGGTCTGCGCGATCTAAGATCCACTGACGAGCTTCATTATCTAGTTTACCCAGGGGGTTCTTAGCACGGAATTCTCGGTAGGCTGTATACCACGCACCATTACGTGAGTTCTGGTCACCGAGTGTAAAGAAGGTTGTACCCCAGTCTAGGAATTTCTGGACACCATTCGTAACGAAGTGTTGCGAGAGTGGATCATCTCTCATGATACTCTCACCTCCAACTTTGTGGAAGCCACTATTGATATAGGATTGCTGAGCTTCTCTCCATTGACCGGGTTTCCAACCGAACTTAGTGGCTAGATTATCCAGGTGATCTAATATTTCTTCAGAGTTATTCAGACGACTCCAAACGTGTAGCATGGCTCCAAAGGTACCGGGCGCAGCGTGCTTGGCACCTGCGATAGCCCAGATATTGGCGTAGGTCTGACTCTGCACAAAGAATTGAGGGATATTGAATAGTCCCAGTTTCTCGTGGAAGGTTAGGGCTCTAACAAAGGAGAACGGATCTCTCAACCAACCTAACAACCACGGAGGGGTCAGTTTTAACCCGGTTGGTCCAAACTTACTATAGGCGGAGTCAGCTAGAAGTTGAGTACCTGCGTGGATGAAACTGTTGAAGGCATTGGGAGTACCAATCAATTGGTTAATCTTAAAGCGATTAGCCATTAGATTGGAGAAGGTACCGGGGAGCATTTCTCCGGTTTGATCTGAAATACGTGCATACTTACCAGCGGTATCTGCACCTTTCAACCATTCAGGATTGTGGAAATGCCAGAAGGGAGCGTGCCAGATTTCACTCTGGTTACGTACCTTCAAGAAAGGCGCAGCTTCTTGCAGCCACTGTTGGACAGAGAAGAACTTATAGTCGTCCATCCAAGTCTGATTGATAACCTTACTTAACCCACGTTGCAGAGCAGGAAGAGGATCCAGCATAGTAGCAGGTTCTAAATTAAAGACAGGAGAAGCTCTAGTGCCCACGTCGCGAGCAGTAAATAGATGATCGACATCCCGCTCCCCCGTGAACTGGACTTGGAATTGACGTGCCAAGGATCCCTGTTTGGTTCCGTCGCGGAAGGAGTTAGGGTATTTATCGCGGAGGGAACTGTCCAAGTCTGCGATATATCTGTCATGCGGGACAACTCTGATTTCTTCATTGAGGTTGAGACGCGGAGGTTGGAAGGTGCCATCTTCTTTGGGGTATCCTTTAAACCAGTCAATAATTTCTTGGGCATCTCGGGGCATCGTCGATTCAGATAAAGCTTTGGCTTCGGCTATTTTATCAGCTTTAATCAACTCTCTAATTTGATTCAGAGGTTTAACTAACTTTATCCCTTCAGCTCTATTGAAGAGGGAAGCAATTGTATTATCCCCTTCGTAATGATGAATAACTTTACCGTTAATGGTCTCTTCAACAATATTAGCTTGTTTAAGGTAATGGTCATAATCGTAGATAAAGTGTCCGCCACCTCGACGGGGAACTTGATCCCAATCTAGCGGTTTGGACTCTACATTCCTAGCCAAGACATAGCGGATCTTCTCATTCTTGAGAGAACCAAAATCCTTCAGAGGACGCGACTCAGTATCGTAGATTTCAATTACTTGATGACCATTCTTAATGCGATCTGCGAGTTGTTTGTATTCAGCAGGGTTCATTTCACCAGTACGTTTAGTGAATTCCTGCCCTAATTCCGGATCAACTACGGCGATGGTATTTCCATCACCACCAGGAACCTTAGCATCTCTGACTACTCCGTTGAACCACTTAGTGGTCTTACGGCCATCTGGGCCCACGGAAGTAATTTGATATTGTTTGGTTCCCAAGCGTTCCATGTTCCTACGAACGGCTACGTTGCGTAGAACACGGTCAGACTCAACCGCTTGTTTCCAAGCGAAATAGGCTACCTGCTCATTCTCAGAAGGAAGCCGTTTTACAGTTTGCAAGTAGCCAGCCTGGAGCTCTTCAGGGTTCTTAAAGAACATCCCCATTTTGCCATCGGCATCTCTTTGATCCCTGGCCCACATAACAACACGGTTCCAGTCCTTCCTAATTTGATTGTTAGAGACCGGCAACATCTGACCAGATTTCTTATCTAGATAGGAGGTACTTCCTGTTCTACGCCCCACGTTCTCACGAACAGTGTCGAACAGGGGTTTCATTACTTCATAGAGTTTACCCGGACTATAAGTAGCTACGTGGCGATTGCTCTTTTGAGCTTGCGCCATGGTATCTTCGGCAGTTCTAATCCAGTTCAGAGGGGTGAACCGATCTACGGCTGAAATAGGAGACTTCCACAGATCAGCGTCAATAGTGGTGTCCCGGACAATATCGGAAAACTGATCGAGAGGTTTCTGTATTGAAAGATACCATCCGATGCCTTGTCGTGAAGGTGTGACGACATGATCAGAAAGACCATTACGAATGGCATAATTTTTAGCAACTTCAGGGCTCCTAAATAGTTCATTTCCGGGTTTTAGAACGATTGCACGCCATTCATAAGTATTAGTTAATTGATTATACTTGAGCTCGCCATTAACCTGAGAGTTACGAATACCCGCGTAATCTTGCTCTAAGATCTGACTTTGAATAGTTTTCAGAGCATCTTCAGGTAGCATCTGAATATTGTTTTTATTTTGCAACAGCGCCATCAAACCATTCTCAGTTTGGAGGGCCTGGTCTTCAATGCGCCGTACACCTTCTTGAACCAGGGAACCGGGACTCGACTTAACATCCACTAGATCTTGCCGCATAGCAATGGGGAGGTTTTCTAGTCCTTCTCTAGTTTGGTCCACCCAATAGCTGGGTTTTTGGCGCAAGACCATATTAGACGCAGCTTTTTGAACCGCCGCTGTTTTGAGGTCACCTGCAGCCTCAGCTACAGTAGCTTTAGTAACTTCAGGGGCAGCAGTAGCTTTGATCATCCCCTTAACTGCTCCCAGAACATTATCGGCTACAGCAATGGATGCTCCTACGCGAGTTACCTTGAAGACAGAACTCGCTGTTCCGGGGAGAGAGGCTAAGTCAAAGGCCTCTAGAATAGAGTTCATCGTAGCATCTGTGGTGGACTGGCCGTACATAGCGGTCAACCACTGCAGACGCATGGAAGGGTTCATATTCTGGGCAGTATTGGTAATAGCTTGTTTAAACTGATCGAACGGAAGGTGGAAGGCAGTAGAACCTTGCTTCTCTAAGTTATCACCAAGAGTTCCGGAGAGAAAGTCTACGCCCGGGATGTTACCACGCATCTTAGCGCTGGTGAACCCGGGGACGAATGTCTTGGCAATGTCCAGACCAAAACCTGGCCAGGATTGTTTCTTTAACTCTTCCTGAGCATCTTGAATTTGAGAGAGAAGGAATTGACTCTTGGCGACCAGACCGGTACCTTGGGCAACTTTATCATCTGTAAAGTTGGGGATCTCTTGTCTAGCCTGGTCCATGAAGGTATCGGGCATAGCCGCTTGAGCTGTGTAGATACCGCGCATGAATTGCTTAGCAAAGTTCTCTTCGAAGACAGATCTAGGATCTACTTGAGTATCTTTATTTAGCAAACCTGCTAGTTGAATTTGCTTCTGCGGAGTTAATGGTCCAGCAGCAATTTGGGAAATAGAATTGGCTTTGTCTGCAGCAGCCTGTTGACTCTGCTGTGCAGCCGCCTGTTCACGTTCGTTAGCATCTCCACCATTGACTAGAGAGTTGTATAGATCATCGTAGGATTTAGGGAGATTGGGGATAGCAAATTTATACTTGAATGCCCGCGCGGCCGCTAGTTCAGCGGACATAGGCGCATTGCCCAAAGTTTGTGTGTCAATGGAAACGGGGTCTAACCCCGGGGAGACCGAGGCATCAATGGGGATGGGAGCTTGATTAAGAGCCGGATTAGGTTCGGTGGAAGATAGGGTAGGATCCATTAGTAGAGACCAAAGGCTCCGTTGTTAGTGTAAGAAGAAGTAGAACCCCCGTACCAACCAGATAGAGTATTGGTTGTTTGTCCGGTACGTCCGAAGATATTAGTGGAGAGATTAGCGAAGGTTCCTGCGGAGCCGGCAATAGAACCGCCTAACCCCATGTAACCTGCACCTAAACCAGCTTGGGCTTGACCTAGTGCGGCTTGTCCACCGTATTGAGCAATGACACCTGCACCACGCGCTATAGTACCCTGACCTTCGGCGATCATGCCTTGACCTTGATTGATGACATCTCCACCAGCAGCGTAGTTTAATTGCTGTTGGGAGATACCAGCATTGTTACCGAAGATTGCGCGTCCGATGTCAAGATTTTGTTGTACGCCCAACATATTGGTTGTGGATTCTCCGGAAATCTGGCCATAGCCGCCTGCTATTGCAGAACTGCCTCTAGCTGATTGTCCGGTTTGTCCCACGCCTGTAGCCAAAGCTGTTGCACGGGCTACCTGTTGGTGGCGAACTATCTGGAGTTCTTGACGCCTCGCATCCAACTCCATAGCCGTTTGATTCTGGGCCTCATTAGCGAATTGAAGCTGAGTAATAGCTTTAGTCGCTTGGTTCTGAAGACCAGCACCCTGGACTTGTACCTGTGCACCTGCAGCTTCCTGCTGGGCACCTTGAGCTTGAATACCAGCACCCTGCGCCTGTCCTTGGGCAGCGGCAGCTTGAGTATCGTAACCAGCCTTTTGTTGAGACATGCCATAGGCTTGCATGCCTAGGCCGGCAACAGCAGTAGCAGCTAATATAGCACCGGTAATTGCAGCCATCAGAAGACTTTCAAGTATCCACTTTCTTTGAGGGTGTAGCCTCGTTTTTCTAGGTACTTACTAACTTGCTTATCTAAACAGGAGACGACAGCTAAGCTACAGCCGCAAGCTTGTGCCCACTGTTCAAAAGCATCCAAGAGTTCCTTACCAGCGAGCTTACCTCGATAGCCAGGTTCAACCCACCATGCAGTTTCAACACCCATATTCACTACACCAAAGGTAAAGGGAGTAATGGTAGCAGCTAACATTCCAATATCATCATAAAGAAAGATGATTGAATGCATATCTGCTTGATAGTGATCAATGACCCGACGAATTTTAGTTTCATCTACATATTCGGCATATGGGGAACTCTCAGCAAACTTCATTGCTAGAGAGTAGACTAGGTCTTTGTCGTCTGTGGTTGCAATTCTAACCATCAATCTTTCACCTCTACTATTTCACAGTTACGGGTAGCAAAGTATTCCTTAGCAAATGCCAGGGCTTTGGGGAAGCTAGTAAACTGTTGGTTGAAGACTGGGGGAACTGCTCCGAAGTCATACTTGATGCGCCAGTGACCAAACTGCGGGTCCTTGACGAGTTTAACGTTATTCTTCCCGGTAAATATTCGAGTATCGACTAGACCTGTAGATGAGAGAGCCTTCTCTCCATCCCTGGGTTTAATCACTAGAATTACTTCATCATTCCGAATGTTTGTCTCATTGGGAATGAAATGGGTCAGAGTATCGGTCATCACTGTCCTTTATAGTTTCCGCGCCATGCTGTTACGAATAGGTACGCAACTACGGCATAGGGCATGTATTGCATCCACTGTGGAATTTCCAAGGTTGAGAAGTGTCCGTGGAAAGACGTAATGGAATCTAATATTGTTAGGGTGTAGAGTACACCAGTCGGTAGGATAAATAGCCAGCGTCCAAATTTGGTGGCGGGGTCATCTTTCATCTGGGCTGCTAGAATTGCACGAGCTTGAATGGCCCCCAGATCGACTTGTCCATCGACCTTGTACTTCTCTAACTCGGTATCCATTTTCTTATTGGTGTAGTTGGTGAACGCATCCACCAACTTACCAACAACAGGTATTCCTTGGAGAAGGAATGTTAGAAAGCCCATTACTGTTGCTTTTCGTAGTTTTCTACACGGGTACCCATGTTAGAGAACCAGAAAGACAGACAAAACAAAGCTAAGGTAACTCCTTGCAAGAGTTCTGCTGAAATCCACTTCGTAACTGGGAGGCCGGTAACAAACTGTTGAAGAACGATAGCTACGCTACCAACAGCGCCTAAGGCTGATGTGATGCGTGTCTTTAAACCGGGGAACCATGAGTGAACCCAGGTTTCGAAAGACATCCATTCGTCTTTAATCCATTGCCACATGTTATTTAGAACCTTTCAGAGAATTAGTCGTTTCATTTTTGTGGAACCTGTGAATGAGCCACCAACCTGCAGCGATAACGACTAGGGCGCCTGCAGCAATCCACGCCCACGCTTGGTAGGAGTGAGTAGAAATGTGATCGGCAGCAATTGCGCCAGTAGCGATGGCACCACCTGTTGCTACTGCAATTGTAGAGGTTTTCTTCTGGGCGATGCTGTCACCTTGAACTGCAGCGAATGCTTGTTTGGCATATCCAATGCGTGAATTCAAGTTGGGAACACCAGGACGAAGATTGGTCTGCATGAAAGACTTGGTTGCTGCTTCAACCGTAGTTGTCTTACGTAGAGCAAGCAAACTAGCTGCTTGGTCACCTTTAGTTTCAAAGACAATGTAATTATAATTTGCAATATCTGAAGCAGGGTCGTAATTGTGGAGTTTGCACCAATTGATGTATTTGGTACGACGGGGTCCTGTCCACTGGAACCAGCCGTAGCCGCCTTTACCTGCTTTTGGGGAACGCTCTTGCAGGGCTGAAAAACCGCCTGTTTCTGTTCCGATATTTCCAAAGATACCTGCGGCTTGAGCCTTCGTGATCTGAAGATCCTGCACTAACATTGGTATGTTATCAATTGCTTTTTGTATAAATACGGTCATGTATTTTCTTTCTTGTTATGGGAGATTGTTAACTGTATCCAGTCTGGACCAGCCAACGATTGTAAATGGTTTTCCATCGATAGAAGAAAGTTTATATTGGAAGACCAAACCGTGACCTCTAATTTTCAATCTTTTACTAACGGTGGAGTAATTTGTATCAGTGTGTATTATATGCTGTTTAGAAGACCAACGTCCAGTTCCGGCACCTGTTATTGCGTAATCCCAAATACCCTGGAAGAAGTATTCTTGATCGTCGGTATCCATAGCAGTGAATATTCTAACCCAGTTATTCTGGGCACGTCGTATAGCACCACCAACTATCTTATATCCTGTGACTAGAAAACTGTCAAAGTTTACCCCAGCTAGATCGTAAGTGAACCAATCAATGTAGCTGGCGTTAATTTTACTTGCAAAGGTAAAGTTATAAGTTCCACCGTTCTTATAAGAGACTATATACTTATCGAAGGGGATTTGATTGGTAGCGGTTGTTTCAAATACAATGATTTGATTGCCTGAGCTGTCCACTATATTATTAGAACCGCTGTCTACGACATTATTAACAGAAACATTACCCGAGATTAAATCTGAGATGATAATTCCATTAATGGTTACATTACTATTATCGACTGTCCAGGGATAGAAAGCACCTGTGATGGTATTGAAATTAAGAACTGCATCAAATTCATGGGCTGCCGTAACGTCGTTAGTATCCGTAGTTTTGTAGATCCAACGTATGTGACGGTCGTTGTAATGGTAAATACCACGAGCCTTACGTTTAGAGGCCAGAGGTATTTCCTGGAAGAATGCCCATATTGTGCTATCTGTCAGTGATTTAACTGTTGGCAAACCACCTTGTGAAATGATGTCATTCGAAGATGACGGTGCATTATTACCACCGGGTAGAAGGGAATAGATACCGGTAGAATTCCACCATACGGGCATTCCATTGACAATGACAAAAGAAGACGCGCTCAGAGTGGGGAAAGTGGAAATCTTCTGTACAGTATAATCCGTCGCTAAGAAACCAATTCCACTGGAACCTGCAATGAACCAAGTACCATTATCGGCGTGAACTGTTAAACCACCAGGTATGGAGACCATCTTATGAATGGTACCTGCTTCTGGTAGGGAAATTACTCCACCGTCTGTTGGTAATAGATCAAACAAGTCTTGAGCAGTAGGATCATTTTGTTGATAACAATACCCGTACTGATTTACATTTTCTACAATTTGAGAGAAGTAAATGTTGGAGTTATATCCAGACGCTGAAATACCAGCATAAAATATTCGGCCGGCAAAGAAAGCTGAAGTAGCCGGACGCACTGTTCCTGGATTTATGTCATTGGTAACTGTAGTTAATCCGCTGATCGCATTTCTATCTTGACTAAATAATCCATAAATCCAGTGCCCTTTAGGAGCTGGGGTATTACCTGCAGTAACTCGATTAATTGAAGCTGTAGAAGCATCGAAGTTATTGGAGCTATCTACAAATTGCCACATAACATCTGCATTGGATGGCATGGACGTTTGTGCGGTATCCCACGCAGTTAGATTGGAGACGCTCCAACCTTGATTATAGAGGTTATATAGATGATCTTGGTTTAGCCCGGCAAAGGTTGAAGTGGGTCGTGTGACAATGTCATACGGATCTGCATTAGACCCGGACAAATCCCGAATCATTAAACTAATAGAAGTTCCCGTTGCTGTGTGAGTACTTATGTCATAAGCGACACGCACTGGATCACAGAAGGGGTGTGTGATGAACAGAAGACCATTACCATCGGAGAAATCACAGTCATATATCTCTGGATTAGTTCCACCAACTGAAGTTAGGGTTACGGTAGAAGAAACTTGACCTGAAGAAAAACTTTGGTTCGCAATAATTTCGAAGAAGTAGATCGTCAGACCAACTTGAAGAACTGCGAGAGTTGTATCACCGTTACCCGCGACGTTTCTCCATAGATAGGTGTTTATAGCCTTATTTGCACGATCTATCGTCTTAGTTTGGTACGCAGTCTCAAAGTCAAACCCCAAACGTCTAGTGACAGAGCCGTCCCAACCGAATTCACAGTTGAACGTTTCTGTACAGGCATTAGGGGGAAAATTTAACCCAGTGGCAGTGGTAATTAGCCCCTGGGTGAAATTATTCTCAATTGCAAATTGAGGCTGTTGCGGCATTAAGGTTTACGACCAAAATGAGGGGGTTGGTTTATTATGTGGTTGCCCGAAGAGCCTTCTCCACGCGGGATGTGAACTCTATTCTTAGCTAGGTGAACCCAGTTCTTCTGAGCTGTTCGTTCAGCCTTAGGATGTTGAGCTTGTTTGAGTTCCGCCCAGGCTAGAGATTTAGCTTCGTTTAAAAGAAGTGCGAATTGATCTGCTTGCAGTTCAGGGACAAAACCGTCAATCTCATTCCACACTAGATTGCGTGTTCCTGAGCCGATTGTTTTTATACTCTGAAGAGTGCTGTCTACCTCGGAATCATAACCATCGAAGATGATTGTATTGTCGTCGAAAGCTGTATAATAATTGGGACCGGCGTTATTGTAATAGTTCAGAGAAACGGTAAAACCGTTTGCCGTGATCGTCATTGTTCCGATCGTTATATCTACAGTATTAAAATTCTGTACACGATCGATGAAATCTTCCGGAGATAAGTAATCCAAAGTATGCCAATTAGGTACGGTATCGCCTAACTTAATTGTATTATACTTGAGCCAGTCAATATGTGTAATATTGTCTGGTTTCGTCATTAGAGTTGGTTTTGTACTATCGCCTGAAGGAATCAGATTAAAGAAAGCCTTGTGAAAGGGCAAATCACTACGGGCGATAATATCATCATAGACGGTCTTAATAATCTTGACTACCTGCTGAGACTCGACAGTATCGTTGATACTATTGATCTCATCAGAGTCCATTGAAGACAGGACGTTTTGAGTTAAATCTAGAAGTGTATATTTCATCAGAGAACCCAATCGAAGATTAAGACGCCGGCTGCACCAGAACCTCCGGAACCGTTAACGTCGACACCCCCGCCGCCGCCTGCACCTCGTGCAGTAGCTGATGTTCCTGGGCCGATTAATCCAATCTCACCAAATACACCGCCTCCACCATAGTAAGATGCCGCGCCGTTGCCTCCGAAAGTAGCAATACCGCTGCTTTCACCATTACCTCCTTGCTGGCTAATTAGCGATGTCCAGCTGCCTATAGGAGTACCTGTAACCGTTCCGCCTGTGCCGCCAGACTTTGGAGTACTCGAAGAAACTGACCCAAGACCTCCGCCACCACCGTTGATCACACGGTCATTGGTCATGCCAACACCCGAGAAACCGATGGTGATATTGCCTCCTGCAGTGCCGGTACCACCGGTATTACCACCAGCACCACCGGCTGCACTAAAAGTAATAGTGATTGCTGTATTTGCGGCTAACCCGGAGAAGTAACCTTCATCGTAGCCTCCCGCACCTCCGCCACCAGCGGTAGCGTTTGTAGCGTTAGACCCGCCGCCACCACCACCAGCCGCTTGAGCGCGATAGTGATAAACAGTAGCTGAAGTGCTGTTAGAAGGTGTCGTAAATGTTCCTGAAGCTGTAAATGCCTGAGAAGCAAAAACTGGTAAAGCTGTTGCAGTAGGCACAGCAGTAGAACCAGATTTATTAGCCAACATATTTCCAGTAGCAATAGTTGCTAATCGGATATCGTTAGTGCTGTTAGTAATTCCATTAGAGAGCGTAAAAGCTCCAGTATTACCCGCAATAGACGAGACTGAACCAGCGGATGCAACCGAAGATACTGTAGCTTTCTTCCAAGCACCCGAAGCCGCCTGATCTGAAAGCATGATTAAGTCCGTACTTGCTGGAGATGCTTTAGAAGTTAATGCAGCGATATCAACGGCAGTTGGAGCTGCAGAAGAACCTGTATTGTTTCCCACAAAGGTGTAGGCACCTTGGGTGGCAAGAGAAGATAGAGCAACGTTACTAAGTGTATTGCTTGAGCCAGAGATCGTTTTGTTGGTTAAGGTAGCCGTATTATCTTGAAGATCAATAGTTCCCGAAGCATTCGGAACTGTAAGAGTTCTAGTATTACCGGTAGTCACACCAGATACTTGGAAGGCAAGCTTTTTAGTGCTGTCACCATCATCCTGAATGGTCAGCGCATTATCATTAACAGTAAGGGTAGGTGTGTTTATGGTGGGAGATGTGTATGTCCCCCCTGTAACAGTCTTACCAGTAAAGGTAACAGATGTGGGAATAGAGAGAGTAGGGTTCCCACTAACACCATCCCCATTAGTGACTGTGATTTCATTCGACGTCCCCGTAACAGTCCTCTGTGCCCAAGTGTCTGTGGTCGTCCTAGCAGCTAAGCCAGTCGATGCCAAACCTTCAAGAGCAGATAGATCATTAGCAAGAGCAAGCGTAGGATTGCCAGAAACACCACTACCATTGCTCACAGAAATACCTGCCGCAGGACCAGTTAAGGTTCTAGTTGTTGAGGTACCTGTTCCAGTAATCGTATATAAGCCAGTCGAAGCTGTAGCTGCGAGAGCAGATAAGTCAGAATCGAAGGCTTGAACGTCAGTTCCAATCACAGTGCCGAGCGTTGTACGCGCAGCTGAGGCACTGGCATCATCAATAAGTGTTCTTCCGAAAGACGAAAGAGTAGTAACATCGGCCGTACCGGAGCCTGTAAAATAAGGAACTTGGTCAGCGGCTGAAGTAACACTAGCAATAGCATTCAGTTCTGGGTCAGTAACACTAATCGAGACAGTGCTTCCAGCTCCATTATCTGAGAGGCCTAAGTTAAGACCAGCCTCGAGAACACGTTCGTTCTGCAAAGTCGCATTAGTAGATAACGTAACAAAGGAAGCATCAATGACGCCTCCGTCATCCAAAGCTTCAATGGCATCTTCGAACTGTGAGAAGGTAACCGGTTCTTGTGCACTGAGAGCATCGGGCAAGTTCAAGATCCGGTAAGAGTTCATGTCAAAATCAGAGAGCATCTGATTTGGAGCTGTACCGTCTCTCGATAGAGTGTTGTCAAATGCAGAAACTAGAGTTGCATTATTGGTATTGATGGTGGAATTATACGTCGTCTCGTTGGAGATATTAGAGACAGAGCTGAGGGATATTTTACTCATTAGGTTTTCACACAAGTCATTAGAACAAGGGAAACTGGACGGTTTTCAGCATTGTGATCAGATCCTCCGGTTGCACCAGTTGTACCTGAGTATCCGTGAAAGTGATCTATAACAGCTAAACCTGTTTGGAAGTTGTGGTTATGATTATTACTTTGTCCATTAGATGTTGTAGTAGTAGATTCACCAGACGAAACACCTGGACCAAAGGCTGCATTGTGTCCCCCCGCTAGCGTATTAGGAACAGTGTGTGTATGGTCTTGATTTTCCGAGCCAGTTGTACCTGCATGGTAGTGTCCGGAATCCCCACCAGTTGTACCTGAGTAGTTGTGGGCGTGAGCCTGAAGCTGATCCCCCTGAACTAGACCAATGTTCGCCCCAGAGTATCGTGAGCGTCGATATCGACCAGATGATGTAACGTCAGGAAGAGTGAATGTCCCTGAGCCCATTGCCCATGGAGAGACAAAAACAGTAGCGTTGCCTGTCGAAGTAGCATTCGCAGACATAGTAACCTGCGTCGAACTATCGACAGATAAGATTGTAGTACCCGCTGTGATGCCTGTTCCAAAGATCTTGTAACCCACCTTCATGCCCGTGGTAGTAGGCAAACCCGTGATTACTGCTAAGCCGCCGGTTCTGTTGCCGGCACCTTGGATTGACACAGCATTGAATAGAGCTGAATACGTGGTTGTTGAAATTACGGAACCATCCAACTCCAGCCAACCCGAAGGTGCGACTGGAGTTAGAAAGTCTGCGACCATACCCGTAAAGGTTAAACCTGTTACGGTAGTCCATGCTCCACTAGAAGAGCCATTGGCTACGTAAACCTGCCCAATTGTGGCGGTTTCGATCCCTTTGGGCTCGTGTAGTTCAGAGCCAACTAATGATGCGTGGGCTTTATTGGTCATTTAGTTTAGCTCCAATTACCAACAGAACCTAGTGTCGGGACCTGCCAGATGCGGAAGAAAGAACCAGCCTTGTGGACGACACCGGGAGTACCAGTAGCGCCAGGGCGAACACTTGCTTTCAATTGAGGAATCAGCGTACCACCTGCGTTAACAGAAATAGTACCCTGAACGTTAATCAGGACCTGTTCCGTTGCCGAAGTAGAAGCTGCAGTTGTAACCACTGCCGTGGAGAGAGCAGACCCCGTGAAGAAGCCCGTCAATCCGCCAGTAGCGGGAGTATTTGCAGTCGTTCCGGAGTTACCGAAAACAACATAAGACGTACCCGCAGCGTTGAACGTAGCCGTTCCACCAAATGCAGATGCCCACGTATGAGACGTGGTACCCGTATTCGTCAGAAGATACTGACCTTCGAAGAGATAAGTCTTACCGGCTACGAGAGTGATCGCACCGTTATTTGTCGTAAAAACAGCCGCAGCAGAGGAAGAGTCTAAACCGGCGTTATTATCGGCAGCGGAGTCCGCAGCTTGGATAATGTATTGTTCAGCATCAACCACTTGGCGAGAGCTAGCTTGCGAAGTTGCATAAAATGCATTTCCGTCAAACTCAACAGCGCCTGCTGTGGGTGTAGTTAAATTAGTTCCAGCCACCAGATTGATCGGAGCGATCGTCGCAGTACCTGCGATGAACGTCTCGTTTGCCAATCCGCTGATGGACTTATTTGCGTCCACAACGAGTGCCTTACTAGCAGAAACTGTACCTGCCGTAACTGCATCGATGTAGCCTAATTCCGTAGTGGAAATATCAGTACCCGCTTGACCCGGTGCTGTTGCTCCCACTTTGATGTTATTACAAATGATTGTACTACCACCAAGATCGATATCTTTTCCAATACCAGCCATATTTAATCTCCTTAAAAGGGACTATGAGGGAGACCCGTAAGGAATCTCCCTCAACGTCTGTTACTGGGTGTCCGGACGATATCGAATGCGAACGTAGACAATGCCGCTTTGGAAAACAGCAGTGTTAGCGTTGGCAACGAGATAGCCGACATTAGTTGTGGTCGTGCCGATCAGAGCACCAGCCTTAGAAACACCATTGGTATAGATGATCTTTTTACCGGCCGTGTTCAGAGCGGACGTGAGTTCTGCAGCGATGAAGCCATTGAAATCGATTTCCGTAGAACGGTCAGTCTGAATCAGACCAACGTCCAGGGTACCAGAACCGCTGGATGCGGCTGCGGTTTCGACTTCGATGACAACCTCTTCAACGCGCTCCTTCGGGAAGAAAACCTGATCTGAGAGGATCAACTGAGTAGAGGTACTCAGAAGAGACAGATCGATTCTCACCTCGATTTCACGCAGCGAACCATAGGTCTTGTATTCACCTGCATAGTTAGGGACAGCCTTCGTTGTACCGTACTTACGGAGAAGACCATCGCCATCAAAGTATGTATTAGCCATGTGTTAATTCTCCTAATTAGGAAACAGCAGTCTTGTCCGAGAGGACAACGACCATGTTTTCGGGGCGGTACAGTGCAGCATCGTATTCCATGATGGTCAGATACTCAGTCTGCTGGAGATCTTTATTGAAATCCGAGTAGACGGTAGGCTGTTGACGGAATGCGAAGATTAAGGGCATCACGTCGCCGGGAACTGCTGCAAAGAACAGATTCGCGACACCATTGGTGACCGACACGCTGTTGACGGTTTCAGAGATACCGTCAGGCAGGTAGTTCGATACGTACACGTCGAAGCCATACACGTTGAACTGGAACTGGAAGCCAGAGACCAGATCTTGGCTGACAGCCTGCTGCCACTGAGGATTCGGTGACAAGAGGTTGACCAAGTTGGCCTGGGTCTTCAGTTGGTAGGCAACGGAAGGATCGACAACGGCACAAAGGTTGCGCATAGGCACGTTAGCCTTTTTAAGGGCGAACCACGCGAGTGCGAAGTCTTTGAGAGCGATTGTATTGCTCGTACCAGAAGCAACCCAACGGTGATTTGCACCGTTGATGGTGTTTAGGTTCGAGGCAGTTTGACCTGCGTTTGCTCGATTGAAAATACGTGTTTCCACCGCTTCCATGAGGGCTCGGTGTTGGCGTGGCAGGAACGCTGAGATAACCTCAGACGAGTAAAAACTGTCGCGCTTAAACTTCTCAGAGATAGCATTTGCAGAGTATTTGTACTGTGAGATGGTGAAGGTAAATTGACCTGTATCCATCTTGTTGTACTTGACTGCCTGTCCTTCGGAGAAGTCGGAAGTTTCCGCTTCACCCAGGGACGGGATATGCAACGTAGTACCGTCGGGGAAGTCCGTAATCGTACGAACGAAACGCATGGCCATCAGATCATCTAATAGGAGTTCTTTAATCTGGCGTGACCAGATGTCTGTCCTAATCAGATGTTCGTTGGTTTTAGTGGTAAAACCAGAAGCCATCTATTTATTCCTTAGAATGATTTGTGAAAGTCGCCGTCCTTGAATTCATCTCCAAGGGCTTCGGCATCTCTCATCAGTTGAAGTTGCGTTTTAGGATCGTAATACTCAGCCGGTTTACTCTTCTTGATTTCTTGATAATAAGACCACGTACGCTTGGTACGGTCCTTATTGAAGCCAGAAGACTGGTCGGATTGAGGTGGCGCTTGATAATCTTCACCGGACTGTTGACGGTCTAATCCAAAAGTGCGAATGAACGCATTGGGATGTTGGCGAGCCAGAGTATCAGTGAATTGAGGATCAAGACCTAAACGATCCATGTGATCCTTAAGGTGTGTCTGCCAATTATTGCCATACACTTCCTTAAGTTTATCCTGCACCACCTTAAAATTCTCGGATTGTCGACGCTGGGTCTCTCGCTGGGCGATTTTAGTTTCGACTAGAGATTCTAACTGGGTAGGATCAAATTGGGGCGGTTTCTCTACGTTTGCATCAGGGTTATTTATGCTATCTGAGTTACGTTGGGCCTTTGACATGCGGTCAATCAATTCCTCTACGTTTGCCCTAGAATCCAATTCCTTGCGGAGTTGGAGGTATTCTGCCTTAAGATCGTCGAATTCCTTGTTCTTGAATTCAATGAACTTATCAGATTCCCATTTTCCTTTAGCTAAAGATTCGACGTCTTTGAATTTCTTATTGTCGCCGACTAGAGCTTCTGCGAAACTGGGAGGTGGAGTCTCGGTATTGTCTCCCGAGAGTAAACTGTCTTGGGTCATTGTGGTACTTTCTGTTGGTCCAGATTTACTAATTTGTACATTGCGCCTAGCGCTGCACGATAACCATTCTTATAAGCTTGGAGATAAGCCCAATTGGGATTATTAAAGCTCTCCGGATTGGTTTCGGTACGATCTAGGATTAATTCTCTTTCTGCTAACAAATCAATTAAACGATCTAAGACGGGCTTAGCGCTGGAGATTTGTTTGCGGAAAGCTTCTTTTTCTTTGTCGGTATCTAGATGTTTGGTCCAATCTATATACATTTATTGTCCTTGTTGGTTCGGTCTAACCTGATTAGTGGGGGGAATCATATCGAAGTCGTGTCCCATACCGGTGGCTGTACGCGCGTGGGAGGCAACATTCTCCTGGAGAGTGTTGGACATCTTCTGGGCTTCAGCCTGCTCAGAGAGAGCGATGTAGGGGAGGACCACTTCGTAATCTTCCAAGTTAAATATGTTTTCGAAGATCTTAGCTAGCTTGACAGAGGAGAAGTGAGGTTGAACAACCTGCCACAATCCCGAAGCTGCTAGACTGGTTAAGTTCTGAACTAGTTCCGCTTGTTCTGCGAAGTGTCTCGCCGCCACTGGTTTAATACGACCAATGCCAGTAATATCTTCCACGGTAAGGCTCTGGAAAGTAGCCACTTTAAACTCGTCATCGAATACCTTGATCACTGTAGAACCGGTTAAGTTTCTACGTGCAAGTTCAAGCATTGCATTCAAGAGGGGTTCTACGAACTGCTCTTCAAATTGTTTGATCTTGTTCTGAAAGACACGCGCGGCAGCATTTTCTAGAGATTGTACTTCGTATTTGGTCTTCTCACCGGGTGTTCTGAAGCCCATGGCTTCTTTTGGTGCACCGGCCATCTCTTCCATTAAACGCTCTAGGTTCATAATTTCCTGGAGTGTAATCTGAAGGTTGATTTGTGGTTGAACGACTTCAACATCCGACTCAGCATCGGTATATATCTTTTCACCGGGTTGCCAAGTGAAGTCTTCGACGAATCCTTTGACTTTGATCACGGGATATGTGACCAAATCCATGATGTCAGCTTTCATATTCTCTAGATGATCCATTCGGTATTGCATACCAATTAGATTATCTAGAGGACCCATGCCCCAGAGATTGTCTTGCTTTTTTCTCCACGGTACATGGAATATGGGCGGGGTTCCAAACCAGGATGGGTTAGGTTTGCAACCGATTAATTTGTGTCTATCGACGACGGTGATGACGTAGTTCTCTAACAGTTCGTCTTTCTCTTCGTCATAAATGTCTCCGTAGAAGGTCATGACTTCCACGTAGTTAGATTTGAGGTAATCTCGGAAGGATGTAAAACCATCGATCATATAGAGATTATTGCGTTGAACCCAGTCCTGACCGGAAGTCTGAGCGAGATTCCGAATTCCTTTGAGGTAATCCCAGAGAGCCTGCCATTCATCCGACATGCCGTCGGGAGACATCCGTTCTAACATCTTCTTGATCTCGCCCTTGTTCACTATGGAACGGACGATTTTGGGAGACCGAGGGAATTCCTCAGCGGTGGGGTTCATCACGATGTCTAAAGGAGAAATGCGTTTAGCAACCGGACCGATGTATCCCATCTTGGTGGAACCATCAGGTTGCTGAATACGTTCATCCTTCCAATCGACAGTACCAATACAGTTGCCAAATTGGATGTAGTCCAAGATGATCTTATCTAGTTCATGTTTAAAGGACGGTTGGGAGATTGCCCAATTCATGTAGTTGGTGATTGCATCACGCTTAGCTACAGAATCTGCATCCTTTTCATTTGCTTCCCAGATGAGCCACTTACGTTGGGGGAACATGGTAGCTGTATAGTTGGCATACAGATTGTCCATGATCTGACAGAGCTTAGGAACTGTTGTCTTGTTCTTCCAAGGAAGTTTAGAATTGGTTGTTTTCGTAGTGTCTGTTGCATAGATGTAACGAAGAGTTTCTTCTTTATCGTTCTTCCAGATCTGACGCCGCATATCCCAGTCGAGCCAGTGCTCCGTGATTTTTACGGCCAGGCGATCTGGGGATATAAATTGTTCTAGGTCTAATACTGTCTCAGGCATTATGTTGTACCACCAAACTTACTGTGGAAGCTGAAGTTATGGGGTTCACTGTCTTTCTTTAGTTTGAATATATCTAGAGGAGGGACTGCAAAGTCGATTGCGGAAGCGAGGGCATCTTTGATGTCATCATGAGGTGGATTGGTGAAGATTAGTTCTTCTTCTAGAGACTGACAATTACCCCCGGGGTAGTGCCAAATCTGTCGATTATAATACCGTGGCTCTAGAACTGCTTGTATACGCTCGTCCTTAGATCCCTGCCATCTAGAGGGACGATACTCATCGATTGTGAGGGATAGTCCGTAACGACGAATGTAGTTCTCACGAAGATCTCTTACGATTACTTGTTGGGCGACAGAGACTTCAGCTCTTACTTTTAAAAACCCCCACTTTTCATAGAGTTTTAGTAGACGGTTATAGTATTCCGCCATTAGATCTGTTTTGAATCTATCGATGTCGAGGATGTAGTAATTTCCACGTCCGTCGAGACCAACCACAACAATAGAGGTATAATCAGCCCGCTTGCCCAGAGAATAAGCGAAGTCAATTGCAGCGACAACATTCAACCTTTCATTCTGGAAGAACCATCTTCCATTTCTACGGTGGAGATGGGAAGTTTCGTAGTATTGGAAGAGATTTCTCTTGATTGCGGAGGAATCGATGTCGTGCGGATCGTTATAATATTGCGCCCGGAATTGAACCTTATTAAGGTATTGTGCTCTCTTTTGAGCCAGAACTTGGGAGTCGAACCCGAACCATTTACCGTCCGAACGCTGTTGTCGAGGCCACAGGAATTGGCCGGTGCCGTCTCCCAGGGACTCCACAGCGATTTTACTCGCTTCACCATCTCCGAAAACTTCGAAGAGAGGTGTTGTTTTACAGACATTTCCGAGTTCATCATATTCTTCTATTTCCATCTCAGTGATGGAGTTATATAAATCTTTGGGGTGATACCGCGTACCAACTACCCATTCTCTAGCGTTTACCGTTTCGATGGACGACAGAAGAGAATACTGATCTTTGACTTTAGATCTACCATCTTCGGTGTAGGCATTTCCAGATACGACGACGTCATCTAGAATGCTAATGTCACAATGCAGACCAACGATGTTAGAAGTAAGACCAGCAGTGAATATAGAAGGATCTCGGATCGCTTCTGCTTTTCGTTCAGGGTGATCGACTGAGATTTCGCGTTCAGTCCACTTCTCACGTTTAGCTTCTTCTTTTTCTACCATCTCGGGCCAGAAGACCCGGTAGTTGTCGGAGGTTAAGATGTCTTTAATAAACTTGAGTTGTTTGGTGGCTAAGTTGGACGTACTGGAGATAAACAATATTCTTAACGTAGGGTCTCTAGTTAGTTCCCAAGCAACTCGGTAAGCGATTAGCGCAGACTTCATGTGGTCGCGCGGAAGGAGTAATAGTTGATGGTTCTTCGCTTCAGAGCGTGTCCACCATCTAATTACTTCTCTGTGAATACCCCCCAGTACACGTTTAGGGTGAACCCACTTAATAAATTCTTCTAAATCTGCTTCTGCCAGTAACTTACGTTGCTGGTGTTCATCAGATAGATTACGTGAAGGTTTCTTCTTCACGCCTGTCTTTGAGCGTGATGCCGTCTTTCGCGGCGTTTCGAAGTCTAATTTCCCAGAGATCGTTTCGTAGTCCACCGAATCGACGGTCATCGTGGCGTTCATGATATTCTAATTTACCTAAGATGTTATCTTGGAGTTTCTCTATACGTTGAAAGAGTTCTCCCTTAATTTCAGAGAAGCGTCTGGAGAGAGACCAAGAAAGACCCCAGGTTGTTCCTGCTACAGTAAATGCGCCTGTTAAGACAGCAGCTACAATTACGTATACTTCAGCAGAGACATTGTGAACAGATTCCATTACACGGTGAGTAGCTTCGGAAGAGCTAGTTTACTTTCTTTGGGTTTTTCTGTTGCTAATTGTTTAACAACGTTGTCGAAGCCCTTGAGGACATCATTATATAATTTCTGGTTAGTGACGAAAGCAGATAGTAATAAATCTAGCTTGCCTTCGATTTCTGATAAACGGGTTTCTAGTTCGGTCATCTTCCGGGTCCCATTAGATGGTTACTATAGACAGCTCCAGTAGAATCGTAATAAGACGTACCGGAACCTGAGTTAACTCTCAGAGCACCTGATTTATGGTAGATACCATTACCAGAAGAATCTAAGACAACATTAATACCGCCGTCAGCAGCGGAGACACCTTGGAAGGTAGCTACGTTGTTGGCGATGGTAGTTGTATTTATCTTACCAGAGGTTGTATAGACGCCCATTAACCCTTAACTTTCTTAAGGGCCGGGTTCTTTCGCTTAGCAGTGGGAGAAGCTTTCCTAGAAGCATTAGCTAGTATTGCACCAGCAGCTTTCTTAGATACTCCATCCTTCTTAGCTATCTTAGCTTGTACAGACTTGAAGCTCATTTCTTCTTCATCTTGAGCTGTTTACCAGCCTTACGTTCCCGGGCTTCGAAGGATTTACTCTCACGAGCTTCTTCCTTCTTAGAACCCATCTTTAATTTACCTTCGGCCATTATTTACCATCATATTTAGACAGACCACGGGAGAATGCGCCTTGTGCATAACCGTAGTCAATTTGAGCACCTGGGTAGGCTCTCTGACGAATCATGTCATTACCACGAGATCTCATTGGACCTGTGTCGGGTTCTGGAATATTACGATCTGGATGGTCTTTTACATCCATTTCGGTACCCTGAAGATGGGAATAGCTTTCTACGTCATCAGCCATGGTTACTCCGGAATCTGTGTCCAAGCAATACCACCTACGAATAGGGGTAGGGCTAATGGCAGATCAACGAATAAACAAACAGTGCCTGCAACGATGAATACGACGGAGCAGATGATTTTAGCTAGGTGGAAGACTTGGTTCATTTCTGTTGCTCTTCTTTTTGAAGTTTAGCATTCCGTTGTTCAATAGCTTCCTGTTGAGTTAAAGCAACTGTAACCTGATCGTTTTTACCAATAACCGGATAATCGGTACTAGTATCTAACCGGTCTTTACGGTCTTTCAGAAGATCTTTCTTTTCTGAATCTGTTACCCAAACTTGATTAGCAGGAACAATATCCTGTTGTCCTGACATATCTGGATTGTTATATGCAATGCGGACAGTTGTATTGGATGTTTCTTCACCTAGGATAGTAACATCTCTATTTTTATATTTAGCCATTGATTAAGCTCTTTTCTTAAGCGTTGCTCTATTTGTTTTAGAGTTATAATTATACGAAGACTTAGCTTTACCACTAAGTTTAGAAGCTCTATCTTTAGCACGTTCAGAAGGTGTCATAGCACCTCTACGTTTACCTTTAGCAGTAGCTTCTTGAGTACCTTTCTTAAGGTTACCAGATTTCTGTAAAACAGAAGTAGCTATAGCAAAAGCTGTTTCTTTACTTTTACCTTTAGCTTGTAATTGTTTTACTAATCTTTCTAATATTGCTGGCATTGACTTAATGATTGTGTTGTAATAATGTTTATTATTATAACAGGTTATTATAGGAGAAGTCAAATATATGAGACAGAACCATAGCTCTGGTAATGATTGGGACTTATCTTGGAACCAAGATGAAACAATGGTTATCTTTAAGTTAATTAATAAAAATGAAGAAGTAATAAAAGAATTTAGTTTAGGTGCACCAGATTATGCAAGGTTATACTATGCCTTGAAAGACTGGTTTGGAGATTAAATAATGGAAGATTTTCATCAACGGGTAGTTAAAGATACCTATATTCAAGAATTAGCATATAGAATTGACCAACTGGAATGGAGGTTGTCTAAAATCGAAAAGGAGGCTTATACATACGATTTTCCCTTTGTCCGGTCCTACCCTAGCTCCCCAACTAAATAAACGCACCAGTGAGGCTTAGAATGCGAAAGGGAGGCTATTTAAATGGAAGAAACATTCAATATTCATGATTTAATCAATAATACGGTAGATAGACGTTTCATCACATTGGAACAAAGAAGAAAAATATGTTCGATATTTTTGAGGTGTAGGCTATGAGTGCTATTTGGTATTATTGTTATACTTGTGAGAAGCAATTTACAGGTAATGAAGATACAACTAGATGTAAATACTGTAATTCAGATAGAATTGTTGAAGATGAATAAAAATTGTCCGATTAATTTTAGGTGTAATT